GGTTCGTTCGCAGGCGCACTCCATTTCTAGCCATAGCCCAGAATCCAGGCTGCATAAGGGTTTCAGCCGTCGGTGTTTTTGTACTGTACTGCCGTTACAGTAGTACGGATAAGAGTAGGCTAATAAGTTTTAGTTATAGATAAGGGTAGAGTAAGTGACGCTAAGAAACAATTTCTTAGCGTTAACAAAATTTGGCGAAACAAAGCTGCCCTACAGTCTCGTTGATTTAACAAAACAGAACTGACAAGAGCCGTATCGTTGCAATTCAAATTGAGTTGATGGTACTCCACACGTTGGACATGCCATGTTTGGTTTAGCCTCTGCAACCACTGGATCATGGTTCTCCACAAGCGCAAGCTTATCTGGCTCTTTTTTTAATTTTTTTTCTTTATATTTTTCTTTATATAAGTTTCGTTTTAGAACTACCCCTAGTTCTATTTTAGAACTACCTCCCTCTCCTGTGGATAACTCTTGTACTGTATGCGCTGTCTTGTTTTCAGCTTGTGAAGACTTGGTAGGGGGTAGTTTCATTTTAGAACTACCCTCATTTGAGTTTTCCACAGGCAATAGTATCTCGTAACAGTTGACCTCGTTAACGGTATCGATTTTGAGACGTTGAACATGGAGTAGTCCGGCATTGCCTAGTTCTGTTATTGCACGGGCAACACTAGAACGTGACAAACCAGTCAGCTCTTCAAATGTATTCATTGATATTTGTGCAGTAGATTTATGCCATCCGTAGGTACGACGAGCGACTATCATGAGGATTTTAGTGGCTGCTCCAGAGAGCGATGGCAGGTAGTCGAATAATTCGTTAGGTATCTGTGTGTACACGCCAAACTCCGAGGCGATGAAAAAAAAAGCGCAGTCGTAATAACTGCGCTTCAGCTTTGCTTTCCTATTTGCACTGTAGCAGAATATCGTGAAACTCGTCGATAGTTTCACGTCCCACTAAATACAGGCGATGTGGTGTAAACCGATTTGTTTCGGCATCTTGGCTGATTTCGCCACGGGTGCAGTTGAGCCAGATGATTAGCACTGGCTGGTCTCTAAACCGTGATGCGCGTGCCCAGCGCCAATCATCACGTTGTTCAGTATACAAGACGTGCTGGATGTTGATAATGAACGGGAGCAATACGGGCTCTGGGTCAGTTAGATCTTTGTATCCACGAAATCTGTAAAACATGGTGGCTCCTATATGAATGAATTACGTCAGATCATAGCATAGACTATGAATACAAAATTCTCAAAATTTTCTTTCAAAACTTCTTGACTGTTTTCTATATGTAGATATACGATATATACATACAAACAAACACACAGGAGCCTCCGCCATGAATACCGCACTAATCGCCAACCACCTGAATATAGAAACCCACATGATTGTCCGTATCGAGCGGTGGAAAACCGTTTTATTCGTCGTGATACGGGGAGTGGGGGCGCGCTTCGTGTCGTACAAAATCCTCCCTAACAAAAGCGCCGACACTGAGAAAACGCTAATCAAAAAAATGATTGCCATTGGTGGTAACCGCTGGCAGGCACACGGACGAGACCGTGTGTATTTCGACTCCCAATTGATTGCTAAGGTTTTGGAGTTGAGCAACTCCAAAACTCGCCAGATTGGTAGTTGTAAATTCTACTACGATGTCACGGCTGGAGAGTTCTGTCAGCTATACGCCGTCATCACCCATGGCGTGCATGACCGCACTATTGGCGGTAACATCCGCTGGGTGGTAGCAATCCAAGAATTGCTGGCAGTGACAGAGGTTGAGTAATAAAATACTGCGGAGGTGACTAACGCAGTTTCGGATTGATTTATATTTTGCATTTTCAAAAACCTGTGTTATCCTGAAAAAAGTTTCGCTGGAGACTACTATGGCGCTGACCACATCTCATCGTTTTGCTACAAGGCAACAACGACGCATACTTATGATTTTACAAGATTTTAAGTGCGCACTCTGCGGAGAAGAACTCTCCGAAACGTTTGATTGTGATCATATAGTGCCTGCCAGTCAAGGCGGAGCGACCACAATCTCAAACCTCCAAGGAGTGTGCAAACAATGTCATATAGACAAAACGAATTTGGATGGCAGTCGCAAGAGAACAACATAGTTGGATGGCAGCCGCTAGATTATGTCAAATTGCGATACGGTCAGAAATTATTATTAGACAAATTAAATACTGAGAGGAAGAGTGTTTACGCAGTACAACTTCCTACTGGATACGGGAAATCATGGTGTGCAGCTATAGCCTACGCAGCATTGAAGGGACAGGGACAAGTAGATCGGATGCTGCTTGTTGTGCCTACGACTGTTCAGCGTGAGCAGTATATATCCGATTTTAAGTCTGACCTTGAATACCTACAAATCTTATATCGTGGAGTTGAATCTTGCGATAGTGGATCAACCAGGGCACTGAAGAAATCATTACGCAATGAGTCAGACATTTTTGTAACTACTGTTCAATCTATAACAGCAGATAAAGGCTGGTTTATTGATTTGATGGTCAACAATAGTTGGCTGGTGGTTGCTGACGAGTTCCATCATTATGCTGAGGACAAAACGTGGGGACAAGCAATTTCAGGACTCAATAAAACTGTTTTGCTGGGCATGTCTGCGACTCCTATTCGTGGAGATTGCAGTCCTACTATTATAGGCAGAACACCTGATGTTTACATTAGCTATGTTGATGCTGTTAAAGAAAAAGCATGTAGGGCAATTTGTGTTCTTGTATGCGAATATGACATTACTTACAGCTCAGATAATGATGAACCACAGACTGTAACTCTATCAGAACTAAAAGACTCACTGCCTGAAAATATTAGCGACTGGGAGGCTAAGCGACGCATTCGCTACCATTACAAGTACATTAATAGTTTATTTATAGAAGTCCTCAACTTGTGGGTAGCAAACGAAGGAGAATCTCCAGGTCAAAACCAAATACTTGTTTTTGCTATGAGTTGTCGTCATGCTGAGTCAGTTTGTAAGGCGATTAATAATCTGGCATCTCCTGGTATGCCTAGTCCATTTGCTGAATGGGTAGGTACAGGTAATGGAGAGACTGAGAATCGAACCGATGAGCAGAACCGAAAAATAATCGAGCGGTTCCAACGTAATGAGTTTCCTTGTCTTGTGAATGTAAATATGACTGGCGAGGGTTTTAATAACAAGCGATGCAGCATTGGAGTAATGCTCGACCTTGTTGGCGATACTCCAATGAAGCGGCAACATATTGGACGTTTTACAAGAATGAATTACGAAGATCCAGATCGAATTGCTACTATTTTTGTTTCAACTGATTCTCCTTGTCTTTCACTGCTAGAAAGCTTGGAGGAGCAAGCTGAAGCGAGTCTAAGCGACGAAGAAAAAAAGGATAAAAATAAGAGTGGATCACGGGAGTATTTGTATCCGCCTATATATGATTTGTTTATTATCGATACTCAATATCGATCTTCTACCAAGATTTATCCTTATGGCAGTTTAGAAAATGCAGTGGCAGCATTTGTAGACCAGAATCCTAGGTTTAAGAATGTATCACAGGAGCAGTTAATTGCTGCCATGGACGCATGGTGCGACAAACGTTCTGGCGTAACAAAAGAGCCGACTGCACAAGAGCGCTGCAAGCAACTAAGCGATCAGGTCAATCGTAATGTAGGCGTACTGGCAAACATTCTGCTAAGAAAACGTTACGGAGACAAGATGCCTGCTAATGCTAAAAACGATGTATTCAGAACTATACATGGATATTACAAGCGGCATATAGCAAAGGATGCTCAAAAAGACCTGACCGAAGACGAGCTTTACAACAAAAACACATGGCTTCAAAATTTGCGTGAACAAATTGTTCAAGGAGAAATTCCGTCATGGCTCAAGATTTGAGTTTAAAGTCGCTTGAGGTGACGTATCCATTATCAGCTAAACCAGATGACGAGGTTCCGATTGAAGAGCTTGAGCGACGGCTGGAGGCAATGAAGCGCTTTCATTATTGGAACGTTGAAACCGACTGCCGAAGATTCGCTAAGACCATGACACTATGGCGAGAGAAACAGCTATACAGCCACTTCTCCGAAACATGGGAGCAGTTCATTTCTGATCATGTGAGGAAGCCGCTTGACTGGGTTAACCATGTTATTCATGGAGTTTCATTATTAAACTCTAATACACCTGTTACCGCTCAGGACGCAATTAATGCTATCCGACAACAGCAAGCGATTCAACTCTCTGATGCCACACCTAACCCAACCAAGGGACGACCTGCCAAGATTGACCCAGCACAGGTTCATCAACTCAGGGATGAGGGACTGACTCAGAAACAGATAGCGGATGAGTTGGGATGCGGGCAATCGACTGTATCAGACGTACTTAACAATATCGGTTTATGTTATCATGATAACATAAACCGATATAATACAAGCGACTCACCACCAGAGCGAGGCACTGCTTCCGAATACTTGGCAGCCCGTCTTGCCAGAGACAATCCAGATATTTTGGAGCGTGTCAAGGCTGGTGAATTTCCATCCATGCGTGCGGCTGCTGTAGCGGCTGGTATTGTCAAGGCTCGTCAGTCTTTTTCAATGACAGCATCTACTACACCCGAAGCATTTGGTAATACGTTGCTGCAAAAACTCGACCCTGAGTTTGCCCTACGTTTAGCTGAACATATTGTTCAACAACTAAACAAATAATTGTGCGCTTTATGTTATATTGACAATGGTTCATCTGTAGCACGGCGGATGACCTTTACCCCTCCGTCACGTTGTAGTTAGTGCACCTCTTGCTACAACGTGATAGAACAATTTTGAACACACACAGGAGATGACATGACAGAGATATTTGATGAACCCACGGCTATTGTACCCGTTGAACCACAACCAGCCGCAGTATTCAACCCAGTATCAGGCACCACAGCGTTTGACCTAGCCCAACGCATGAGTAAAGCGTTGGCTAGTTCTGACCTAGTACCAGACGCATTTCGTGGTAATGTCGCCAACTGCCTCATAGCGTTGGAGATATCCACTCGGTTAGGCATGGCACCATTGATGGTAATGCAAAACCTGCATATTATCCACGGTAGACCGAGTTGGAGTAGCCAGTTTATAATTGCTGCCATCAACTCCAGTCGCAGGTTCACTACACTAAAATTTGAATTTAACAAAGACCGCACATCCTGCACAGCATACGCTACGGAGCGAGCTACTGGCGAGGTGATACGTGGTGCGACCGTGACATTAGAGATGGCATCCGTCGAGGGATGGTCTACTAAAAAGGGTAGCAAATGGGCAACGATGCCAGAGCTAATGCTACAGTATCGAGCGGCGGCATTTTTCGGGCGGGTTTATTGTCCAGAAATTCTAAATGGTTTGTATTCTGAACAGGAGGCGATGGACATTGCCACGACCAACGCACAGGACTAAACAAGAAGAACTCCAGCAAATGCTCGATGAACGCATCGAGGATAATGATGTTGTTGTCGAATTTCGTCGGTTTGTTGGATGGTTTGCTGTATTCTGTGAAGCACGGCATTTAGGCGACAATGGGGAGTTCCTCGGCAAAAATGTTACCGAGGCGAAACGTACCATACGTCTATTGTTCCCGCTATAGTCTGTACGCATTGTCATTATGCGCAGAAAAAATTTTCTGAAAATAGTTGACAATGTGTACATATAGTGAGACTATATATATATAGACAGATAAGCGCAGTGAGCGCAAAGGAGCCGACAATGACGATAGCACAAAAATTCACTCAAGTACTCGCCCAGTGGGTACAAGTAAGTTTAGAGCTAAACGGTACTCCAGATGGATGGGTACCAATCACCTCCCTAGACCTCACACCCGAGGAAATCGAGCAGGGGCTAGTCTACATCCTAGAGGTTGAGAACGACCAAGTTCAGTTCATAGAAACCGATATACTCAACATCTACCGCTGGTATAGTTAACCGAAGACCCCACCACCAGGTGGGGTTTTTAGTATTCACCTCCAATGTGCTACTCTGTAAACATTGGAGGGTTTTTATATGAATTTATCAGAGTACGCAGACCATCGTGGATGTACACGGCAGTCTGTCAAAAAAGCGATAGACGAAAATAGAATTACTGCTATACAGAAAAATGGTAGATGGGAGATTGACCCGACCCTAGCGGATGAGGAGTGGAATCGTTCTACCAATCCACGTTATTTTGAGCAGCAGGGCGCATTACCAGCTAATGCGACTGAATACCCTAGCATTAACGATAGTCGTGCGAAACACGAATATTACAAAGCGTTGCTCGCAGAATTAGCATATCAGTCCCAACGTCAACAATTAGTATCAGCTGATGAGGTAGGACGGGAGCAAGCGAAAATTGCTCGGACTACTAGGGAGCTGATACTGAGCATTCCAGATCGCATTGCACATCTAATGGCGGCAGAGTCAGATCCATCTGCTGTCCATGCGTTACTAACAGCTGAACTAACTAACGCATTACGGGAGGTGGCAGGTGAAATCCGTCAGTAGCATTTTCGCTGATTACCTAGAACCTGAGCAGGAGATAACAGTTAGCGAATGGGCAGACCAGCATCGATACCTATCTGGTAAATCGAGTGCAGAACCAGGTCGGTGGCGTACCGAACGCACGCCATATCTACGTGAAATTATGGATGAACTATCGCCACGTAGTAGCACGCAGCGTGTCGTATTTATGGCTGGCGCACAGGTTGGTAAAACGGAGGCGGGAAACAACTGGCTTGGTGCAATTATTGACCAATTCCCAGGTCCCGTCCTAGCGATACAGCCAACCGTTGATATTGCTATGCGATTCAGTAAACAACGGGTTGCCACACTAATTGATGAGTCTCCACGGCTGCGAGATAAAGTCAAGCCACCACGGTCACGGGATAGCGGTAACACGTTGTTTAGTAAGGAGTTTCCTGGCGGCGTCCTGATGATTACTGGTAGCAATTCTGCGGCAGGGTTGCGGTCAATGCCTATCAAATATTTATTTGCGGATGAGGTGGACGCATGGCCGTATGACGTAGAGGGCGAGGGTGATCCGCTATCACTGGCAGAACGTAGAACAATTACATTTGCTAGGCGTAAATTGTTTATATGCAGCACTCCGACGCTTCGCAACCAGTCACGGATTGAACGTGAATTTTTGCAGACTGACCAACGGCGCTTCTTTGTACCATGCCCACATTGCGGCGGTACGCAATATCTACAATGGCAATACCTAGTCTGGGAGAATCGTAACCCATCTACTGCTAGATACAAATGTGAGCATTGCAACGCATTGATTGAGGAGCGATACAAAACTCAGATGTTATCAGCAGGCAGGTGGTTACCAACGGCACATGCCATGAGTCCAGCAATTGTTGGATTCCACCTAAATTCGTTGTACTCTCCACTAGGCTGGAAGTCGTGGGCTGACATAGTAGCTGAATTTTTGCGAGTTAAAACGGATGCGCCATCACTAAAAACATGGGTTAATACCATACTCGGTGAAACATTCGAGGAGGACTATGTTGCCAAATTGGGAGCAACTGGACTGGCAGAACGTGCCGAATTTTATGATCCTGATATTGTGCCAGATGGAGCTGTCATTGTTACTGTTGGTGTTGACGTACAGGATAATCGGTTAGCAATTTTGTTTGTTGCATGGGGTGATGGTGAACAGGCATGGGTACTGAACCACATGGAGATATACGGCGACCCTAGTTCACCATTGCTGTGGAAACAGTTAGATGAT